GCTAATGAGATTTGGTTCATATCAATTATTATCACGCTGGTTCATCTCCTGAATCATCTTTTTCATCATGTGTTGTTTGAATTAATTTACCTAACATCTCATAGTCAAACTTTGCATAAGTTTGAAGTGGATTTTCAGTTTCCACTTTCATCATAGAATCAATAAGTTGGTGCATCGGGTGTTTGTAATCTAATGTTCTATACATAATACATTTTATTATTTCATTTAAAAACCCAATCTCAGATAAAAAATTCTTATCCGCTATATCTGCGCCGTTTTCTGCAAGATTGTGTATTGTAGGAATCATAATACTTTCTGCAACATCATCAATAAAAATCATATCTTCGGTAAGTTTATCAGTTTCATATGGGTCTACGACTTTTGCTCTAGACCACGGGCCCTTAACAACATTACTTATCCCGCTGGGTGTATCGTCTTCCACATTACCCTCTTTTCTGCGTACTCGCCATAAAATTCATCACACCAATCTCCATGTTTTAGGTAGTGTTGCATATTTCTAACATAACCTACACTGTCAGCTAGTTTTATATGTGAACCTTTTACATCCCTACGAACTTCTGATCTATATGATGAAGCCAGAGATTTTTGTGTTTTAATCCATGTCTTTACGTTTTTTGCTGATAGTGGGTGATCATCTCCCTTATCAATAACATAAGAACACACAGAATCATTTTTAGCTGGGGATTTAGCAGCACGAGCCAGTTCAAGTCTTTCGGATGCAGCAATACGTTGTTCTTCGGTCATAGGTTTACGTTTTTTACGAACCTTTGGTGCAACCCAACCATTATTTTCCGTACTAGCTATAATCTTCTTTCTAGCCATTTTAACTTCCTTCTGTAGTTTCTTTTTCACTTTGCTTTTTTAACCACCTACGTCTACCTGCTTTTTTAGCAAGTCTACGCTTTTCGCTTTTTGCGGTATAGTGAGTTTTCTCACGCATTTCATTAAGTAGTCCTTCGTTCTGCATACGTTTCTTCAAAACACGCATGGCACCATTAATGTCGTTATTACGAACATCAACAGTCATACCAGATTTTTCTCTGTCTTTTTTCACTTAATTTAAGTCCTTCAATTTTATTAATTCCATTTCACCATTTTTATCTAACTTAGTTTTTATGTATCCACCATTTTTAAGAGTGTCTAAAAGTTTATCGGCAATAACATTTACATTAGTCTGAGCTTTACCCCAAAAATAAGTTGCAATACAAGCAACAGCTGTAATCCAAAATGCCAGTGATACTTCAATCATACCTATCTCCGTTATTATTATACTATACTTTAACATACTTTATTAGTAATGTCAAGGGCTCTTTTCATTAATATTTAGATTATTTAGGAAAAAGTCCATATATAACTCTTCATTTAGAATAGAATAGTTATTACAGTTACCAGAAGTCTTTATGTGTGTGTACACTCTTTTTGGAGCATATTTTTCTACCATAGACTCCCACCACCCAATAGGTTCTACTGTGCAATGTGCATTTTGACCATTAGGTAGTACTGCATCAGCTGGTGCAGTTGCAATACCAAGAAATACGAACTTATTTGCTTTAGAGAATATCTTATCAAAAGTTTCTGGAAGTTGTTCTTTTGGAATATGTTCTAATACGTCAAATGATATAACTCCATCAAATTTACCATCTGGTAAAATTTCATATTTTGAAATAGCTGGATCATAAAGAGAAGGCATTATATTGCCCCAATGTTTATGATGATTATGTTCTAAATAACCTTCTGCTTTACCACACCCAAAATCTAATAGACTCTCTGATTTAGTATCTTGTATTAAATCTACTATGTGTTGTAAATAAAACTTTAATCCACCACCATTGCCATAATCATTATGTTCTTTATGATATTGTTTATACTGCTCAATCCACTCGTTCATGTAACCCCACAAAATATTCTGCATCAACAACAACCAAAGGTTTTTGATTATTGCGTTTAATAAAAACTACTGGCTCATATTTGCCAGAGTTAGACTCTGCTTGCTCGTATGATTTCCATACGTTCAAACTTTCTTGATTTTTACATTCAATTGAATATGGAAACTTTTCTCTAGCAGCACGAGCCATGATGAGGTCTTCCCCACCAGCGCCCATGCTTCTAGATTCCACATCTTCTGGATGCACTTCAAGTTTCTCAATCAGTTGGTCACGAACCCATTGCTGGAATCGTCTACCTTTAGCTTTAGCTGATGATGTTTTCATCCTGTTTTATACTTTCACATTTGCAGTCTTCACAACCACACCAATCAACGTAACCACACTCTCCATTACAATGACAATCATGTCCACATTCTTGACATTTACTCATCGTAGTCCTCTCCGTAGTTTTCGTCTTCCAGCTCATCTTCGAGCTCTTCGTTTAGTTCGTCCCCACAAAAAGGACAGAACTCTATCTTATATAGTCGGGGTTCTAAGTGATGCTTTATATTAAATTCAGCCTCACATGATTCACATACAATAAGCTTCATTCTATTGGATCTCACAGAAACCAGCTGCACATGCTAATTCCTGAGAACCAACAGTCATGTCAACATTTTCGTAGTCCGATAATTTACTCCAATCTACATTTTTAGGCATCTGATCAAGTAAGAACTCATATCCTTCTTTATCAGTATCTTGATATGGTGCTTGTTGATATGTGTGTTCACTAAATGGTAAGAATGACACACCAGACATATAATCAAAGTTTTTAAAGACCCATGCACCAACTTCCATCCATTCGTCTTCTTTTACAGAAATTGTAACTGATGGTTTATGCTCACACCAATGTTTCTGATAAGTCAACCATAACTCCAACTGTTCAATAGCAGACATGTCTGTTCTAAACACTGCACCCTTATCTACTTTCATAGGAAAGGAAAACACAGCAGTATTAGACGGATTCATTACATCATCTTCTACAGGGAATCCTTCTTCTGTCATCATCAATGTTAGTGGATCTTTTTTGTCTCCACGAACAGTACGAATATAATAAGGATTATGTCTTGCATGAATACCAGAAGCCGCATTTACAAGCTGTGATACAGTGCCAGAGGGCTTGACGCAAGTAATAGCAACAGACTGTGGAATACCTAATTTCTCAGCCATATCTTTGTTTACTCTGACTGCTTCTGCTTTTAATTCTTCTAATAGATTTTCTAAACCTTTTTGTTTACCATTTGTCAAACGACAATCCATAATACCTGTAAGTGAAACGCCCAATAGTCTTTCTTCAGAGCAATTCTTTTTCCATGCAGAAGAAACATATTTAAAGTTTGTAAGAGTAGATTGTAAAGTACCCAGAATCGTTGCATATCTAACCTTCTCTAAAAGAGACTCCCTAGTATCATTTGCTCTTACTACTAGCTCACTTAAATTGCAAAATTCTCGGCTCCGTAAAATTATTTCTGAGCAAGGATTCGTCCCAAAGTGATGACCTTCTATGTCTCTACGACCACTCCTCTCTGCCATTTTATTTGCAGATTCACGATTGAAGATACCACGTTCTCCAGACTTAGAATCATAAAGAGCTTTCCATTCGTCCATGAAGATACCCATCTCTGGTTTTTCTGTATAACACGCAGAGTTATTTGCCAATGCACGTTGTGGATTTTCTTGCCACCATTGTCCATGTTTTGCAGCTCTCATACGATCATCAGATAGATTAGAAAGACTGATAAGAGCAGACCTACGAACACCACCTACAACTACTACTTCTGCAATCTTACAAACAATATCGTGACACTCTAATGAGGTCAACTTACGACTAGCAGAACTCTTAAATGTATTTACTGTAAAGTTAAATAAGTTTTCTAATGGAGCAGGGCCTGATGCACGACCACCAAATGTTTTCAGTGGAGCTCCAGCAGGGCGAATTTTTGATACATCCCAACGTGGTATCTGTCCAATGTACAAAAGACCTACAAGTTCCTTGTAAGCCTTTGCCCAACCTAGTTTACTATCTGCAACATGAATAACGGTATCCGTGTGATGAAACTCTTCTGCAACATTTGGAAGCTCTGACACAAACTGCCTTTCCACACTAAATCCAACACCAGTACCATTCATCAAAATATACAGAATTTCATCAAATGCTTGGATACGATCTACTGCAATGTATGAGCAATTATATCCAGCTATATTTTCTCGTTTTAATGCCTCACCAGCAGCCATCAAACACCTCATGGACGGCATTATTTGTTGACTTAGTACTGCAACCTCTAATTCTTTTCTCAATGCAAGTGGAATAGTATAATCACACATTTCTTGTATATGACCTGTAAAAAAGTCAAAGTATCTGGTAACAGTTTCGTTCCACGTTTCTCTGCGACCTACTTCGGGTAACCAGCGTGAGTATCTTGATAGATGAATAAATTCTTGGTATGATGTAGGTAAGTAATTACTAGGCATCTCGTTTTCTCCATGTTGTGAACCTTATCTTAGCCATATTGCCTTGATAGGAATTATTTTTAATTATTGTTTGTATTTCTTCTTTTTTTCGTCCAGACATAATCATATCATTTATGTCCTTTTCCTTTATATCATCAGGCCACAAAACTATGTTATAACCCATTTCAATTGTTTTATTCATCTGTTTTAATATCTCTACGTTTCTCCTTTCGTTATCAAATATAATAGTCGTATTATCTACTGGTAGTCTACTGAAGTCTGCACCAGCAACAGCAACACAATTATCCAAAAACAATGAGTCAATGGGCCCTTCTGTTACTTGTATCGGTTTTTGGGGATTAAGTCTGTTAAGACCATATATTTTGTCTTTGTCTGGATCAAGAGTAATGGTAATGTACTTAGGTTGTTCATTTCCGAAAGCTCTCCCTTGAAACGCAAACATTTTATTATTCTCATCAAAGAATGGTATAACCAATCTAGGATGATCTCCCTTCAAAGAAGGAAACTTATTTGGCACAACCTTATTCACCCATGCAAAAAACTTAGGTGCATAAAACAATTCAAAATGGACAGTCGTAGGAATTAACCTATTATCCACAAATCTCTTAACAGGGTGATCATGTTTTAAGGATGATATCTTTTTAAGGGATTTTAGTGGGGACGGGCCTTTCATAAAGTTTGGTTGTGAAAACTTACCAATGTCTGGGACAGTTGGTTCTTCTTTTTTGTATCTTTCAAATATATAGTCATTACAGATTTTAGAGTCTATGTGCTTCAAGAAATTCTTAAAACTTGCACCAATTCCACAGTTATGACACTTATATATAAGATTTGATTCTTTACGGAAAATAAAACCACGGGCTTTAGAACGGTTCTTTTGAGAATCACCACAATAAGGACAACGAAAGTTATAAAGAAAATCACCTTTCTTTTTAAACAGTTGTAATTGTGATGATGCTATTAATAGATACTTTTGTTCGATATACATAAAGTGATTATATCATAAAATATGTACTATGTCAACCCCAAATTGGCATTTTTTGTAATGCAAATCCAACTACGATTGAACCACCAATAATTATCCATCTCCACTTCTCTAATATACCTACTCTATTATTTAGCTCAATTCTCATTCTATCCATCATCTGTTGTTGTTCCAGATGTTGAGATGTAATCGTTTGCATCATTTCTTTTGTGTTTGTAGTAATACGAGAGTGTAGTTCCTTTACATCAGCTTTAAATTCTGTATCAGCACGAATTGAAGCTTCTTCTTGTTGAGATATTTTTTCCTCATGTACTGCTAACATTCGGTTAACAGAGGACGATACATCTACCATTCTCTCAATCGCAGTATCTAAACGACTGAATATAAATTTTATGTCGGTCACTTCCTTTTTAAGAAGTGCCACCTCTGTGTTTATATCTTCTGTCATTTAGATTCCTTTGTTGACTACTATTTAGTTCATTTTGTAGTTGCAACATAAGTTCCGTCCCAATCATCGGGAAGTTCCTTACTTTTCATTTCTTCGCAACGCTCAATCCAAGTCATATAGTAACCGTCCATGATTCCTATAAATGAACCCATAAGGTCTTCTGTAAGCTTAGCAGCTGCATCAAAATTCTTCTGACGATAAAGTTGTAACATTTTATCGTGTTGTTGTGTTTCCCATACATAGTTGGAATTTTTATTCAACCAAGTATGTTCACCAAGGACTGTAAAGATTTTTACACCCTCTGTTTTTCCTTTTACTGCAATTTTATCTAGTTCAAGAACTGCGAACATATCGTCAATTTCTTTTGCTGTATCTTCACCTATTATTGTTTTCACTCCGTATCCTTTCGATTGTCCCTCAAGACGAGCAGCTAGATTTACAGCATCACCAAGAACACTATAATCAAATCGTTGATTAGAACCCATATTTCCTACAACTACACTACCACTATTAATACCGATACCGATGTTAATTGGGAGCATCCCATCAATTTCCAGTTCTTTATTTAAAACCTTCAAATGTTCTAACATCTTAACGGCAGTTTTAACTGCTTTGCCTTCTTGATCTGAAACGTCAAGTGGGGCGTTCCAAAAGGCCATGATACAGTCACCCATGTATTTGTCGATAGTTCCTTCATTTTCCATAATAATATCTGTCATAGGAGTGAGAAACCTATTCACTAATTCTGTCAATCCTTGTGGATTGGTTTTATACTGTTCTGAGATAGGAGTGAACCCACGAATGTCACAGAACAAAAATGTCATATATCTGGTATCTCCACCAAGTTTTAATAGCTCAGGATTCTTTTGTAGTTTCTGAACCATTGCAGGCGAAAGGTATGTACCAAACTGTTTCTTGATTTGTTGTTTGAGTTGAAATTCTTTAACAAATCTATTAAATATACCATGTAATCCGACCAATGTCAACATAAATAATGGCATTGTTGGATCTAGTAGCCAAAGTTCTTTTGTAAAGAAATAGCCAACTCCATAGATTATACC